GTGAAGTTGACCAATACTGCCAGGGTGTCCTATTGTCCAAGATGCGATCAGGCGACATTGATAAAGCCCCAATCTGGGACGATGTGCGAACTCTCAGAAAAGAACTGTTTCCAAAACAAATCGACATCGTTTATGGGGGCTTTCCATGCCAGGACCTTAGTGTTGCAGGAACTAGAAAAGGCTTGGAAGGAAAGCGAAGTGGATTATTCTTTGAGATTGTCAGGCTTACACAAGAAATTAATCCGCCGTTTGTATTCCTCGAAAACGTCCCGGGCATTAGAACCAAAGGACTTAATCAAGTTGCAGAAATATTTACCGAAATGGGGTATGATTGTCGCTGGACGTGTATATCTGCCAAAGATGTTGGAGCCTGTCACAAAAGAGAAAGATGGTTCTTCCTTGCCTACACCCACGGCGAGCGACTATGGGACGGGAGGGAACGGAGTAAGAAAGGGGAAACAGAAACAGATATTATCTATCGGGACCATGGCAAGACGAGGGATTATTCCAACTCCACTAGCCAGAGACTATCGGGGGAAAATGGGGAAGAAGTCACTATTAAAAAGGAATTCTCCAAACCTTCCGGATACCATGAATGGAAATCTGAACCCACAATTTGTGGAAGAGATCATGGGATATCCAATAGGGTGGACCGAATTAGATCCCTCGGCAATTCTGTGGTTCCGGCCCAAGCAAAAGAAGCATTTAAAAGATTAATAGGATTTCCGGAGATTTATTTATGACCCTCTCTGATAAAAAGAAATATCCCCATTGTTACGACGGCCATGAATACGCAGAGAAAGTTGTATCCGGCAAAATTCTTGCCTGTAAATATATTGTAGGGGCCTGTGAAAGATATTTAAGAGATCTCGAAGACCCCAGATTTAAGTTCGATAAAGAAAAAGCAGAAAGATATTTAAGATTAATTCAAAAATTTCCCCACGTCATCGGCCACTGGAAAACAAAAAATATTGTCTATCTGCCCTGGCAAAAATTTTGCTGGATGAACATAATTGGATTTTTAAATAAAGAAACGGGGCAAAGAAGATTCCGACTGGCCCATATCGAGGTTCCACGTGGAAGCAGTAAATCTACAATGGCCTCTCAGTGTGTTCTATATTTTCTGGCCCTAGACAATCCAAATGGAAACATGATTTCAACTGTGGCCACGAAAAAAGATCAGGCCAGAATTGTTTTAGACTCAGCTAGGAATATGGCCAAGAAATCAGAAGACTACCGCCAACATACCGGGGTAAAGGTCTTGGCCCATACTCTTGTTCATCCTAAGTCAAACTCCATAGCAAGGGCCCTTTCTTCAGAACACTCTGGACTGGACGGACTTCAGGATGTTCTGGCGGTATGTGACGAACTCCATGCGATGAATAGACAAACATTCGATGTAATTTATAGCGGTATGAGCAAAAGAACAGACTCCCTTACTCTTTGTATTACTACCGCTGGGTTTGATGTAGATTCGGTAGGATTCTCTCAAACGAGCTATGCTAAAAAAGTAGCCATTGGGGAAGTAAATGACGAACAATTTTTCTCTGCCGTCTATACTGTAGACGAGGGAGACGACGTTTTTTCAGAGGAAACATGGAAGAAGGCCAATCCAGGATGGGGAGACTCGGTAGATATCGAGACATTTACTGCGAAGGCCAGAAAAGCCGAGATATCTCCAGCGGATCTTCCAAATTTTAAAGTTAAACATCTGAATATTTGGCTATCAGAGGCAAAAGCATTTTTTGATGTAAATAAATGGGACTCCTGTGCAGATCCGTCGTTAAATATTGATAACTTTAAAAATGATAAATGTATTATCGGGATAGACTTGGCCTCAAAGATAGACTTAACCTCTATTGCCTATGTTTTTAGGAAAGACGATATTTATTATATTTTTGACAGGTCTTTTATTCCCGAAGTTACTGTGTCCCAAGTTAGAAACACGCTCTACGACGAATGTATCGCAAGCGGGCATTTAATCCAGACTAAGGGAGAGGCGATACACTACCCAGATATTGCAAAAGAAATTGTTGAAAACTCTAAGAAATTTAAAATTCAGGAAGCACTATTTGACCCATGGAACTCTTCCAGCTTTGCCCAAGAACTCCAACAGAAAAGAATTAACATGGTTGAATTTAGGTTCAATACTGCCAACCTATCAGAACCAACTAAGAATCTTGACGCGCTAATCCGACAAGGGAAAATTAGACACAACGGATCTCCTCTTTTGCGCTGGTGTTTAGGAAATGTGGTTTGCAAATACGACGCTGCCGATAATGTTTTCCCTCGCAAAACTCACGAAAGACTGAAGATAGATCCGATCATTGCAATAATCATGGCCATGGCAAGCTGGACTCAAAAAGAGGAAAAGAAGTCGGTCTATGAAGACCGCCCAATAAGATTCTTGTAAAATTTTCTTTACATTATATTTTTCGTTCCTTAACATTTGGGTTTGGGGGAACGCAATATGTCAAAAATCTTGGATTTTAAAAAATCTGCTCATCCTTTTGAGATCCGGAATAAGACCGCGACTAAAGCCGAGATTGTTATCTACGGGGCAATCGGACAGGGATTTTTTGAAGATGCGATCTCTGCAAAACAATTTTCAGACGAATTAAAAAAACTCCCAGATACCATTAAAGACTTAGATGTTAGAATCAATTCTCCAGGAGGAGACGTATTTGACGGGATTGCCATTTACAATCGACTTAAACAGCATAAAGCAAAAAAGAAAATCTATATCGACGGCCTTGCGGCCTCTATTGCCTCTGTTATTGCTTTAGCTGGAGATGAAATTGTAATGGGAGAAGGGGCTCTTTACATGGTTCACTTACCATGGAGTTGGGCAGTAGGAAATAGAAATGATCTTGAAAATACAATCAATCGTCTCATGGATGTAGAGGAGCAAATGGTATCCATCTACACTAAGAAAACAAAAATGAGCAGATCTGAAATAAAAGCCATGCTTGAAAAAGAAACATGGCTGGATGCCGACCAATCAATTGAACTTGGATTTGTTGATAGCAAGATGGAAGAGACAGTACCTATCGCCGCCTCGGTGTTTGATAAGGCTCAATGGATTAACAAGAGACCAGAATTAAAATATAGTGAGACGGCAGTAGCTAAAAAAGAAATTAAAAATTTAAAAGACGAAATCGGGAAATTTTTAGCTCGCTAACGTGCGCAGCTTTTTCCAGAAGAAGTCGTTTATTAACACAACAGGAGAAATTAAAAATGAAGACGTTAGCAGAAATGAGAGCCCGACTAGGCGAAATCGCTGCAAAATTAGCAGAGTACGAGGCCTTGGAATCTTACGATCAAGCTACAGTTGATGCTGTAAATGCTTTGAACGAAGAATTCCAAAATTTAAAAGTTCAAATCGAAACAAAAGAAAAAATTGAAGAAGTAAAAGCAGCAGCTACTACTTCTACGAGAAAGTCTGGTCCAACAGAACTTCCGCGTGTTGAGGTTTCAGCAAGCCGCAAGGAAAAATTGGGCGGATTCCAGTCTTCTGGAGAATTCTTGATGGCAGTTAAAAGAGCCGCAAGCGGAGAAGTTGACAGCCGCCTGAAAATTCAGGGCACTGCCTATGAAAAGAATGGCGAAGACGGCGGATTCTTAGTCCCAGAAGAGATTTCTAACGAAATCCAAAAGAAAATGGGCGGAGACGAGTCGTTAATGGCGAGAACTACTCAGCGTCTTGTTTCTGGGTCTACTCTTCAGCTACCTACTGACGAGACTCAACCATGGAACGGCGGAGTTCAGGCATACTGGACAGCAGAAGGTTCTCCAATTACCTCTTCTAAGAGCAAATTTGGATTGGCCTCTTGGAGGCTTCATAAGTTGGCAGCTTTAGTTCCTGCCACTGACGAACTCCTTGAAGATGCGGTAGCCCTTGAATCACACATTAAGGCGTCTGCTCCAGCAGCAATTATGCATAAATTAAATTCGGCAATTATCTCTGGAGACGGAGTTGGAAAGCCTCTTGGTATCCTTAATTCTGGTTTCAAGGTTTCTGTTGCCAAAGAATCTGGACAGGCAGCAGATACAGTTGTTGCAAAGAACGTAGCAAAAATGTATTCGCGCATGATTCCAGGATCTCGCGCAAATGCCGTTTGGTACATCAATGCAGCAGTTGAGGAGCAATTACGCATTATGAAGGACGATTTAGGAAACTTTATCTATATCGCTCCCGGTAGCCAGCTTAACCAAACTCCCTATGGAACATTGTTAGGCCGACCAGTATTGCCAATGCTTGGCTCAATGCCAGCCCTTGGCGATCAGGGCGATATCGTTTTTGCGGATTTAAGCTATTACTACACAATTCTTAAATCAGCCGGAATTAAACAGGCAATGTCTACCCATCTGTTATTTGACAGAGACGAGACAGCGTTTAAGTTTACTTTCCGAGTAGATGGTTCTTGCCCATTCAAGTCGCCAGTAACTACCGAGTATGGAAACTATCAGGTTTCTGGAATCGTATTACTGGATGAAAGAACGTAATTGAATAATTAAAAGCAGAGGAGTTAGAAATAACTCCTTTGTAAAACAAAATTTTTAAGGAGAATATAAAATGGAAAAATTTTTGATGGAAGGAAGCAACATTAAACAAGTAGCTGTTCCTTCTGATATGGACACAGCCGTAACGGGCGCACGAATCAAAATGGAAAAGGGCGACAGACTTGCTATCGTTCTTTCTATGGGAGATTCGGTAGGAGCAGTTGTTGAATTTGCACTTAAACAGCATAATGCTGCTTCTGGCGGAACAACTAAAGCATTGGAAGTTATGAATCCCTACTTCAAAAAAGCAGGGTCGGCTACTTCCTTTACTAAAGTTGAGCCAACAGCAGTAGAAGATACCTACGACCTTGCTGCCGATTTTGCAGCACAAGAAGGCGTAGTAGTATTTGAAGTTCTTGGCGAAGATCTAGATGTAAACAACGGATTTGCATGGGTATCAGTAAATGCCGCAGATTCCACTGTCGCTAAACTTCTTGCCGGTCTTTATGTTGTTGGAAAGAGCCGATTCCAGCCAGCATACGAACAGGCTGTTTAATTCGCGGTGTCGTAAAATTTTTATTGAATTAGTAAATGGGGGATATTTATTATCCCCCTATTACTTTAAGAATAGAGGGGATTATGAAGAAGCGTCTTTTATTTATGGCCGATGCCAAAATAGGCGGGGAAGTTACCTATAAGAAAGGGAATATCTACGAAATAGACGACTCCACCGGGTCAGCTAGCAGATGGATAAAGCGGCTGATGGCGGAAGAAGTAGCAAATAGCCCAGTCGAGGAAGCAGAAAAATTAGTTGAATTTGAAGAAAACGAAGACCCTAAAAAAATAGTCCAGGGTAAATACAAACAAAAAGTTGAAAGTCGTAAAAATAAAAAGCAAGATGAGACTGTTGGCCCAGAAGATCTAGAACTCTAAGCCTTTCGGGGATTTCAATGTGGTTTAAAAAACTTTTAAATTTGATAAAACAAAAGCGCGGACAATTAGGAGCCCCAAGAGGCCTCTCAGGATATACTTCTGGAGTCTTTGTAAACGAGGATTCGGCATTACAGGTTTCAGCATTTCATAGGGGAGTAACCTATATTACTACTCAGATTGCTAAATTGCCGTGGGACATAAAAGATAAAAATAACAAAAAACTATACGGCAGAGAATACGTACTATTGAATCTTACCCCAAATCCAGAAATGGATGCGATGTCTTTCAGATTAACGATGCTCTATAATGCCATCATACATGGAAATGCATACGCAGAGATAGAAAGAAATGTTCTGGGACAGCCAATAGCCCTGTGGCCAATTCCAACAAATGAAGTTCAGCCCTATAGACTGTTAGACGGGACTTTGGTTTTTAAACTTGCAAATGGGGCAGATGGAAGAGAGACGTATTTAAGATACCAAGATATTTTTCATGTTAAAAATTTTCATACTAAAAACGGGCTGTTTGGAGAAGGGGTAGTCGCATACGCAAGGGATACCTTGGGAATTTCTCTTGGAGCAAATCAATTTGCTTCCGGACTATTTGCCAACGGCGGAACTCCCTCCGGAGTAATAGAGGTAGACGGCGTTCTTAGCGATGAGGCCATGGCCAGAATGAAAGAATCTTGGAATAAACAGCACGGAGGAAAAAAATCCGGAGGAACTGCTATTCTAGAACAGGGTGCTAAGTATAAAGCAATGTCATTTGCTCCAGACGTAATGCAGTTTCTAGAGAGCAGGAAATTCTCTGTATTAGAGGTAGCCAGATTCCTCGGGCTTCCACCAACGAAATTATTCGACACCGATGCAGCGACATTTAACAATATGGAAAACGCCAATTTAGAAGTGGCTACTGACACCCTAGACGCATGGGCAAGACAACTAGAAATCCAGGCCGATATTAAGATTCTAAATAATCAATATGCCGGAAGATACTCTGAATTAGATCTGTATCAGGTATTCAGGGGAGACATGACTACTCGGGCAAATTATTTTTCTAAAATGATGCAATCTGCTGCGCTTACCCCAAATGAAATAAGGGAACGAGAGGGACTTGCCCCATATGAAGGCGGTGATAGGTACTATGTAGCCGTAAATAACTATTCTCCTGCGGATAGAATAGATGAGATTGTAGATGCGCAGATAGAGAAGGCGGAGGGCCCAGAGGACGAGACTAGCGATACTTCTAATGGGGAAGACCAGGAAGAAAGAGATTCTGAAAATGCGGCATTGGCTAGGGCAGCTATTAAGTTTCTAGAGGGCGGGAAGAAATGAGGACAAGAGACGAAGCCATATTATTGGCCATACTCTCAAAATCTATTGAAGACAAAATAAAAGAAACAATAGAGTCGGAAGACTTTATTAGCTCTACAAGGGGCCCAAGAGGGTTTCAAGGCCTTCAAGGAATAGAGGGCAAGGACGGGGCCCCCTTTGAATGGGAAGAACATAAAGAAAAAATTCAAGAAATTATAAAATTCCACTCTTTGAAATTTTCCGATTTCACTAAAGAAGAAATAGAGAAATTAAGAGGCCCAGCAGGAAAAGACGGAGAATCGTTTAGCTGGGATAAATATAAAGACAGCATAGAAGAAACAATAAAGAGCCACACTTTAAAGTTTTCGGATCTTACCGAAGAAGAAATATCTGCCATCAGAGGCCCAAAAGGGAAAGATGGAAGAGATGGTAAAGACGGAAAGAGTTTCGATTTTTCAGAAAACAAAGAAAATATAGAGCAATTGATAGGACACTTTATCTCGGGAATAACGGAAAACCTAAAATTGAAATTTTCCGACCTTACTCAGGAAGAAGTAGAATCTCTAAGGGGCCCCAGAGGGCAAAGAGGGAAACCAGGGAGAGATTTTAATTTTGAAGAACACAGGGCATTTTTTGAGGGACTAAAACCAAAATTTTCCGAGTTTACTCCCGAAGAAATAGAAAATCTAAAATTAAAATTTTCTCAATTGTCAGAAGAAGAAAAAGACCAATTACGCCTAAAATATGACCAGCTTACCGAAGACCAGAAATTGGAACTGCGAGGCCCAAGGGGACAGCGCGGGAAACAGGGCCGAGACGGGATTGACGGCAAAAACGGAAAAGACGGAGTTGACGGTAGAAATGGATTAAGAGGGCTACCAGGAATTTCCGGACTAAACGGAAAGAATGGAAAAGACGGCAAAGATGGCAAAGACGGAAAAGACGCCCCCTATTTTACAGATATTGAGTTTGAGGAATACCCGAACGAGGAAATTTCTCTAAGGGCAGAGCTATCGGACGGAACAGTATTAGAAACGAATAGAATAGAACTTCCAACTATTAAATTGGAGCCCCAGATAATAGGAGTAATGGGGGGGCCCGGGCTTAGTAGAGACTTTAGGCCGCTAACAACATATTCCTGTGGGAAGCTCTATGACTTAGACGAAGACTCCTCCCATTTTTTAGATTGCTGTTCTCTACCCACTTCGGATAAAACAAATTTAACATTTGACTTAGGAGAAATAAGTGGGATGTGTAACTAGATTACAAGTTCTCAGGGGAACTTCTTTGGAGAGAGTTTCATTTACCCCTCTTTCTGGGGAACTGGTATTCGATACAACTCTTAATTTAATGTTTGTCGGGGACGGAATGACCGCTGGGGGGCTTCCTTTTTCCGGGGAAAGTCCTGTGGTTATAGAAATTTTGACAACAGATTCTTCTTTGTCGGGAATCGACTATGCGATATTTGACTCTAGCATAGAGATAGATGGCACCCTCCCAAACGCTACGACTTACCCAAAGCCTATTCATGTGAATAATAAGGGAGACGGACTTTTAAATATATTAACAACTGGGGGCCAACTAATTTATGGACCCTTGGGCGGCCCCGTTGATAACATTCAACTAATAAAAACTAATGCGGTTAAATTAGTGCCAAAATCAGGAGCGTGGTATTTATGGTAAAATTAATATTTTGTTTATTGTTTTCTTTATCAGCTAACGCGGCCTTTATAAATCAAGTAAATGTGGTTAGTGCGCCGCCAGTAATTCAGGGCACTTCCCCATGGAGCGTTTCGGGAACAGTTAGCCTTAATGACATCAATGGAATTGCTACCGCTGCAAACCAGACAACCGCAAACGGATACTTGTCATCAATAGACTCCAAACTAACGAGTCCTCTGATTGTAAGTGCCCCAAAGGCCTCTGACGGGGTTTCGCTAGCCGCGCATCAAGTTACTTCTAATTCTTGGTTGTCTTCGATTTACAATACATTGATTTCCAATTTTCCAGTATCACAGTCTGGATCTTGGAATATTTCGGTGATTAGCGGAGCAAATCAACTAGGAGTAAATACTAATGGCAGCGTCAATGTGGCCGGAAGCTCTCCAGTAGGAGCCTCACCACAAAACAACCCTGTGACTGTTGCTGGTGTTGATGGCGGCAATCTCAAAAGATATTTTGCGCTTGAAACAGATGGAACTTTGAAAGCCGTTTTGCCAACAAATTATTCAAGATTTAATGGAGCAGCAACAACAACAGTTAAGTCTGGAGCAGGGTATTTTGTAAGCGTTTGTTATACAACACCATCTAACGGCTCAACAATGACCGTTTATGATAACACCGCTGCCGCTGGAACCATTATCGCAGTTTACACGCCTCCGAATGGATCTTTTATTGTTTGTATGCCAATGGAATCAGTAGCGTTCACAACGGGACTTACGATTGTGACTACTGGAACAGGACAATGGACGGTGAGCTATAGATGAGGGCCGTAAAACTTCAATCATTAAATCCTAACAACTTTCAAAATATTCCTGCTGGATGTATCTGGAAACAAGTAGACATTGCAACAGAAGAAGCAGAGACATTTGAAGGGGCCGGATTCGCCATCTATTCAGAAGAGGAGTTTTTGACACTTAAAAAAGAATCAGACATAAGGCTACACGCGCACTTCCTTTCTGTTATGCAGGCCCAAGGGCACTATCAGTATTTAGATATTTCCATAAAAGAAAAGAAAGAATTTGCAGAGGACCTAATAGAACGTCTTAAGAAAAAGAATATTAATGAAAGCATAAACGCTATGCAGGGCCTTTGGATGCATCAAAAAATCAGAGCATTGCCAGTAACCCTGTAT